CGCGTGGTCGGGGGACTGCTGCATTGACGTCTCAGGCGAGGCGACGGCCACTAGGTTAGGACCGGGTATCCATGAACCGGTTGACCGCATGATCCGACAAGCCCGGGTCTGGTCTAGTTGACCAACAGTGACGGGTGTGGCGGTTCGATCCCGTCGCGCGCCGTCGCCTCACCTGAGACGTCCCTCTCAAACGTTGGGAATGCTGGCATACGCCCAGTTTTGGCCCGCGTCATCCTGGCGCCTGATCCTCACCCACGGGAACAGGCGCTATGCAAGTCTTCAAGGAAGCTGTCCAGTTCTCGAAGGGCGAAAAGCCCGGTGCTGACGAAGGCTCGCTCCCTGTAGCGGTCACGGGCTCCCTGGACGCCGAGAGCGACCGGGTCCGTGCTCCTCGCCGGATCGTCCTGAACATAACGGCCGGTGTCCTGGCTGTCGCCGACGCCGACGACTTCGGCTCCCTCGAGATGCTCGAGCTGCCGACAAACCCCATCGCCCTGCTGTCCTGCAACGCCGACCTGGTCCTGACAAAGGACGGCGTCGGCTACCTGGCTGCAACCGACCTGAGCGTCGCGATCGGCACCGAGGCCGCGACGGCTGCTGACCTGACAACGACCCCGGAAGAGTCGAACGTCGTCGACCCGGTCTCGCTGACGGCCAGCGCTCTGGCTCCTGACTTCGAGGCGCACAGCGCTTCCAACGCATCGCCTGCGCCGCTGATCCTGCCGGCCGGCGCCAAGTCACTGTTCCTCAATGCGTCTGGCTCGACCGAGACCAGCGAGGACGCTTCGCTCACCGTGTCTGGCACGGTCGAGCTCATCTGGGTGGACCTGGGATGACAATCAAAAAGACCTACGTAAAGGTCGAGAAGGTCGACAGCGACCTCGGCCTCGTGCTGGGCTTCGCCATCGTCTGCAAGGAAGACGGCGAGGACTATTTCGACCTCCAGGGCGATCACATCCCGGAAGACGCGATGCTCAAGGCGTCGACGGACTTCATGAAGAACTCGCGCCTTGCGCGGGACATGCACACCGCCGAGGACGAGAGTGGCCAGGTGGTCTTCGCGTTCCCGCTCACGACAGACATCGCCGAGGCCCTTGGTATCGTCACGAAGAAGACGGGCCTCATCATCGCAATGCAACCCGACAAGGAAATGCTCGCCAAGTTCGCTGACGGTACTTACACCGGCTTCTCGATCGGCGGGCAACGTGTCGAGGACGAGGAGGTCGACTGATGACCAACGTTCGCAACTTTTCCAAGAATGCTGGCGTACAAAGCGTCGGGAAGCGGCGCATCATGCGAGTGCTGAAGATCAACGAGATCAGCGGCGTGGACGTCCCGGCCCAACAGGGTGCGACGGCCCCGATCATGAAGCGCCACGGCGCACAAGACAATTCCAACCACGAGCAGAACCTGCTAGCGAAGAAGGCATGCCTCACGACTGCGGTCGACGGGCATTCCCACATTCTCTACATGGATCATGGCAACGGGGAGCTGAACGCCGGCGAGACCTCCTGGGTCAACGGCCACAGCCATCCCTGGGTCCGGCTCCCGGATGGAAGTATCCAGATCGGGGAAGCCTCTGGCCACTCCCACGACGTAGCAACAGTCGGCAAGCAAGCCGATGCGAACCAACCAGGAGACCCTGAGATGTCCAAGACCCCCGAACAGATCGCCGCCATGGAAGCTGAGCTCGCGCTGACGAAGTCCGTCAACGCTCTCCCGGCGGACCAGCGCGCTCACTACGACGCCCTGTCGGAAGCTGATCGTCCCGCCTTCCTCGCGAAGTCGGACGCCGACCGCTCCAACATCGTCAAGCAGCTTGCTGACCTGGCCAAGTCCGCCAACGCCGTCGTATACAAGGCGAAGGACGGCACCGAGTACACCAAGTCGCACGACCCGCTCCTGGTTGCGATGGCGAAACGCCTCGACGCCCAGGACGACGAACTGGCCAAGGCCAACGAAAAAGCCAAGGACGCCGAGTACGTCAAGCGCGCCGGCGAGATCGCGAACCTTCCCGGCAAGCAGGAAGACCACATCGAGATGCTCAAGGCCATCGACGGCATCAAGGACGAAGCTGCCCGCAAGCGCTCGATCGAAGCCCTCAAGGCCCAGTCGGTCGCCCTCGGCAACGCCTTCGGCGAGTCGGGCGACTCCTTCGAGACGCCTGAAGCGGCCGACGCCAACGAGAAGCTCGACCAGCTCGCCAAGAACTACATGGCGAAGAACGTCGACCTGACCGAAGCGCAGGCGATGGACGCGGTCCTCAAGACCCGCGAAGGTCGTGAGCTGTACGCCCAGGCGACCCAGCAGTAAGACCTGCTGATCGCCGCTCAGAGCGGACTTGAACAAGAACCCCCTGGCCGGGGCGATAGACTGACCCCCGGCCAGCCCACTCCAAGGAGATAGTCCCATGAAGGGCTTCCAGAACGTCAAAGTCGTGAACATGATCGCCGGGGAAGACCTCCGTGGCGATGTCTACGAGCTGCTGCATGTCGAGAACGACGGCGATGTCGGCAAGGTCATCAAGACCACGGCCGTCACCAACAGCCCGATCGGCGTGCTCGCTGAAGAGCCTCGCACCGACGTCACGACCGACGGCCTCGCGGTCCCGGTTGCGGTCATCGGCGCCGGCGGCATCGGCCTGATGAAGGCCGGCGCTTCGGTCACTGCTGGCCAGCTGATTGTCCCTGACACGACCGCGGGTCGCGTCGCTGGCGTCACCGGCGTCGGTGCCCTGGCTGTCGACTCGATGGCTGTCGGTATCGCCCTGGAGTCCGCGGCGGATGGCGACATCTTCCCGGTCCTCTTCATGACTGTTGCCGCGCCGCACTCGGCCTAGTGAGCCTGGCTGAAAGGGAGTCCTTCGGGGCTCCCTGAACGCCTCCAGACAACAACCCTGGCCCAGTTAATGGCCGAACCAAGGAGAATAGGCCCATGAGCCGCTTCCGCAAGTCCTTCACCCAGCCGAGCCGGTCGGACGTTCACGTCAACCGCCCGCTGACCAACATCTCCATCGCCTACGTCCAGTCGGACGACTCCTTCATCGCTGCGAAGGTGTTCCCGCTGGTTCCCGTGAGCAAGCAGTCGGACGCGTACTTCACGTTCGACCGCGGCGAGTTCAACCGCGACGAGATGGCCGAGCGCATGCCTGGCACCGAGTCCGCCGGCGGTTCGTACACCATCGGGAACGACACGTACTACGCCCGCGTCCGCGCCTACCACAAGGACATCCCGGCGCAGGTGCGTGCGAACGCCGACAACCCCCTGGACATGGACCGTGAAGCCACGGTCTACGTGACCCAGAAGGCCCTCATCAACCGCGAAGTGAACTGGGTCTCGGCCTACTTCACCGGCGGTCAGGCCCCTGGCACGACCTGGGTGTTCGTCGCCGACGGCGTCGACTCCTCGCCCACGGCTGCTGCTTCGTTCGACCCCACCGACGCGGGCAACAACGACATCCTCCGTTGGAACGATGCGAACTCCAACCCGATCGAAGACGTCCGTCGCGGCAAGCGCTACGTCCTCGAGCGCACGGGCTTCGAGCCGAACGTCTTCACCCTCGGCAAGGTCACCTACGACACGCTGCTCGATCACCCCGACATCGTCGGCCGTATCGACCGCGGTCAGACGACCGGCGCCGCCCGCGCGAACCTGGTCACCCTGGCCGACCTCTTCGAGGTCGACAAGGTCCTGGTCTCCAAGGCGATCCGCAACACCGCGGTCAAGGGCCAGACGGCTGCTCACAGCTTCATCGCTGGCAAGCACGCCCTCCTGTCCTACGCCCCCGCGACTCCGGGCATCATGACCCCGTCGGCCGGCTACACCTTCTCGTGGACCGGTCTCCTCGGCTCCGACGCCAACGGCATCAACATCTCGAAGTGGTGGATGCAGAACATCAAGTCGGACCGCGTGGAAGTCGAGGCCGCCTACGACCAGAAGAAAGTGGCCGCCGACCTTGGCTACTTCTTCAACGGCATCGTCGCCTAACCAGGCTGACGTCCGATACTGAGATGGCCCGCCCGGTTCTGCACCGCGGCGGGCCGCTTCAGTAGAAAATTCATCAGTGCTCGCGCCAACTGACCCTTGGCGCTTCCCTTCAAGGAGGATGTCTCATGAGCGAGAAGGTCAAGCAAGCCCCGCTGCGCCCTGTGTCCAGGCTGCGGCACTATCGCCAGCGCTTCACGAAAGGCGCGGCGTACATCTGGCGGCGACGCATCAACTTCAATGGCGAAGAGACTGTTGTGGGCGGACTGTGCCCGCAAGCGCTCCTCGACAACCCCAAAAAACTCCGCCTGTTCTGGGAAGCCAAGACCATCGAGCTGGCGGTCTTCGACGGCAACAACCCCGGCGCCAAGCACATGCGCAAGGACGGGACCGAGAAGCCCAAGCAAGACGCTGGTCCGGCGAAGCCTGCAGAACCGGCCAAGGCAGAAGACCTGGTCTCCGGCGCCAACCGCAAGTGGAACGTGAAAGGCCTGGAAGAGGTCTTCTCCTCGAAGGGCGCGGCCACCAAGGCTGCTTCGGAACTGCTCGAGAAGCAAGCGGCTGACGCTGCTGCGAAGAAGGCCGCCGAAGAAGCTGCGGCTGCAGAGAAAGCCAAGGAAGAGCAGTCCGACGAGCAGTCCGACGAGACTGTTCTGCTCGGATCGAACCTCCAGCCTTCCGAAGTCGAGATCAAGCCCGGCGAAAAGGTTCAACTGGGCGACGTAGTGGCCTTCGCGCACAAGGCGTCAGGTCTCTCCGTTGAAGACTGGAACGCCCTGGAAGACGCCGACCGGGAAGCCCGCCTCGAGCAGGCCATCGTCGACATGGGCAAGGAAGAAGACGAAGACGAGACGGACCCCCTGGAGGACTAAGTCATTCCCTTTTCTC